TAGCGACCAAGAACACGATCGGAGCCAACAACCAACGGATCATCGCGTGACCTCCACAAACAAAAAACCCGGTTGCCCGCCGGTAAGTTACTCCGACGGGCAACCAATGCCGCTCTGACACAGGCAGGGTATAAGGGACTAGGCGTTTTCCAAACGCTTCAGGTACGCCTCGATCAACACGCGCACGAGAACTAGCCACGCTTGCGGGCCAAGGGCTGAATAGCCATTCTCGCTCGACACAATGCCGTTGTTCGCGGCCAAGACCGACAACTGCTCGTCGATCTCTCCGCTGCTATCACCAATCACCGTCGTGCCGTAGATCCGCGTCAGTAGCTCGTCAGTCACCCGTGCGATCGCTCGACCCGCACCGGGAACGTCCTGGAGTGCCTCATCGACCAGTTCGCCGTTAATCACGCTACGCACTGCCCAAGTCACGCATTCAATCGACGAAGCTGAGTCCGCCGCAAAAGTCACTACTGGAATCATCGTTAATCCTCCGCTTGTTAGGAACGTTTCAAGACACCGTGTCACGATATCTTACAGCGAAGATCCGCTACTCGCCAGACACAAAGCCCTGTGCCGCGGCCTGCTTGGTCCTGTAGCGATACATCTCCACTGGATTGCTCTTAGGTGCCCCCTTGCCCCTCAGCAAGTCCTGGAAGCGATCTTGCGACATCTCGAACTCAATCGCCTCTCGGACGATCGGGCTCTTGCTATGCTCACGCAGAAACGCTCCTGAAGCATTGCGGTCGTTTTCCCATCGTTGCATCAAGTCAGCACGACCAAGATCCTTGGGCATACCTGTTCCTTCCGCGACCGTTCGAACCTTGTTGACCATCGTCTTCAGTAGCTCTGCCCGCGCTTCTTCCGGCAGCTCCTGGTGATAGAGCGGGTGCGGATAGGATGCCAATGGATCTCGTCCAAGGGCTTCACGAGAAAGTGCAACGATGTTCTTTGTTGGATCATACGAGTCACTTTTGAAATCACGAAGAATCGTCATCAACTGCTCGTAATCAACAAACCGATCGTACGCTGCTTGTGAATCACTTTGATCGCGTCCATAAGCCTTATCGCGAGCCAGCTCTTGTTTGATCACGTTCTTCTGCTCGTAAAAGTCATCGATACTTGCTTTTTGAATCCGATCAACCTTTAATCCGCGAACGAAGGGAATGTCCTTCGATCCAAGATTCCCAGTCGCCGCACGCTCCACAGATCCAACCATGCGTCGATAAGCACCTCCCGTTGTTCCGTCAAGCAAGTGCTCGATCTGCAACGGAGACAAATTCCTAGCGACCGGAAACTGCTGAGCAAGCATCCCCATCGCCTTGGATGTCTCTAGCGTGTAATCGTCGAATCGAAGCTCCTTCGGCCGTCCTTGCGTCCAATCCGGCTCGATCTTGCGTTGCGAAAAGAAGTTCCAATTAGCAGTTGTCTCCAAAAGAGTTGGAACCAATCCGCCACCCGTAGGCACTCGATCGGCAACTTCGTGCTTCAGAACTTGCTTGGCGTCCTCCAACGATTGATCTTCCACGATCGCTGCAATCAAATTGCCGAGCCAAGCATGTTCGCGAGACTTTCCAAATTTGAGTTTTGTGACCCCGTCACTGCCGGTCGTGAAATACGACCACAGCCAAGGCTTTTGTTCTTCCTTGTCATCGTCACCTGCGCGATACATGCTGTACGCAACGATCGCCGCAGTTGTCATCGCCATCGACCAAGCGACCCGACGGGCTCGCTCTCCATTCATGCCCTTGTGACGAATGTCCTTGATGGCGTCACGATACACACGAAGAGTCTTATCGAACGACTGAATTGCAGCATTCGTAAACGGAAATATGGTCTCCCAATACTGAGTCGCACTGCCAACTCGTCGATAGTTGTAGGTTACGTCTTGGGCCTGCACTAATGCACGAATTACGCTGTCGCGAGGGATTTCCTCGTTGCCGGCAGAGTCCACTAACTTTCCGTTCTTCTCTTTCCATCCTTGCGACTCCATCGCTGCCGAGAACTCGGCAAGTCGAGGACCGACATCCGAAACCGCAATCACGTTACGCAACGAATCCATGAACCCGTCTGCAATGTCAGCGAACTCGGACAGGGTATTCACTAATCTGTCGGTCACAGTACCTTTCGTCAGTGCATCGACGAACTTCGACCGAGTAGAAAGTTTCATCAGTCCCTGCCGAACTCGTCGGATGCGATCCTGGTCACTTCCAATCGACGAGTAAAGATCGCCTCCAAACTCCTTGAACAGGGCCACTGTAGCGCTCGACTTACCGATTCCAGTCATGTCGTAAAGCATTGCCTGCCCATAGATCGCAGCCCACTCCACCGAGCGACCGATCCGACCAATACCCTTGGTTTGCTTAGAGTTAACGAATGCAGTTTGGATATCACGAGGGAAGTTCTGCACGCCAAACGAAGTACTGAACGCCGTTGAACCAGCCTTGAAGTACGAGTTGAATTTACGGAACACTCGAAACACAAGCGGCATCTGCACGGGATCGATCGACGTGATCGATGCGTAGAACTCAGGATCAAGATCATAGATCCGCGGAGTTCCCCTGACATTCACTCGAACTCGATACTTGCCGTTTTCCAATCGATAATCGGTTCGCCACAACGACACGACAGCATCGACAGACGGCTCCCGAGAAAGCATCATGTCAACCGTCGGTCCAATTACTCCGTACCGCAATTGCAAAAACGCAGTGTCGTCAGAATTCAATCGACCGCCGTTTTCTACCTTCTGTCGAAGCTTTGATGCTCGTGCATCTTCAGGAGCAACGAATCCCTCCTTGACGAGTGCATCGAGAATTTCACCCACTCGCCCCGTCGTCGACACCTGCTTGGGATCAACGTAGGAAATGAACTCACCAAGTCCCTCAGCACCGCCCAGGGCAGGGTCTGCAGACTCGACGAGCTTTATCAAGACTTGCTGCTTCATTGCTTGCGACACGAACCTCTGCGTCCGCATGATCGTGGAGTAGACGAGATCCTGAACAGGCCGATCCGATCCTCGCTGGCTTCGACTTGCGAGTGCTTTAGGCAAGGCGACGATCGATCCTGATCCCGTTCGTCGCTTCTTCGCCGACTTGCTCTCCCGAAGCAAAGGAACGTAAGTCTCTCCGTGAGCCTCCAGGACGCGATTACGAGCATCTACATCAATCACGCCAGCATCGTAAAGCATCTCGATCAAGTCGTTGTTGAACTTCGTCAGTCGACTTGCAAAGGCTTCGTAGCGAGTATGACGATCACTATCCTCTTTTGCCCACGAAAGCACCTTCGATGCGTCTTCACGACTGATGCCGGCATTGTAGTTTTCCGGCAACGTCATGACGTGTTTCGCCAGTGCATACGCCTGTGCGTTTGCGTAGTCCTCTGAGTCGTCGAGCACACTCAGGGCATGCGACAAGCCTTCGCCTAGCTTCCTGCGGACGTTGGAGACCGTCGTGACACCTTCGTACACCGACTGGGCTGCATGCGCCTGCGCAGTCCCGTTAAATCCCATGACAAGCTCGTAGAGAGTTGCACCGCCACGGAATCCACCGCGACGCTGAATCTCTCCAGAAACCTGTTGAACCATGTGGAATCGATCAACCAACTTACCGTACGCCCGATCGAAGGTCTTCATCAAGTCCTGCTTAACGACCTCTGTCCACTCCAAGTCCTTTGGCACTCCACCAAAGATGGAACGAGCACGATCCATGAATCCTTGGTCACGGTACTGACGAGATTGCTCAATCGCCTTAATGGACGCTTCCTCCATCTCCGGGTCTGAACGCAACACCTCCTTGAGCCAAGCAGTTGCTTCAGGTGCAACCGACTGACCAAGAATGTAATGCCGGAACAGCTCTGCAAATCCCTCAGCGACGTTGCCTCGCGCCTGATCGTAATCGAGTGCTGAAAGCTGACTCTTAACCTTGACCCATCGATTCTCGTCGTCCTGCTTTAGGTCTTCAAGCATATCCTTCGTCGCACTGAAACGCTTATCAAGGTGGTGAGCAATTTCGTGCGAAGCTACCGTCAGATCGAACAGGTACGGCTCGTCGAGTCGAACCACTTCTTCCAAGTAACGGTAAACACCTGCGCGACGACGCCCCTTGCCATCATGCTTCCTGAATCCACCCTCCAGGATCGGAACTTGAAACAGTCTTCTCCAGGTCGTCACGATGTCAGCCTTAGAGATCGGCTTGTCGCCAGAGAATGGATCGCTGGCCGCATCTAACGGTGGACTGTCTGGAGGTGCCGCCATCGCCTGCTCCACGATCGCCTTGGCCCGTTGCTTATCGTCCGTGGCTTGTAGAGCAGCAAAGTCAATAAGTGCCTGCAGCACAGCTTCCTGCGTTGCCGGATCTTCGATAATCATCTCCGTCCGGTTTCCCACGGACACAAACTCATTCCCCTTAGCAGCCGCTAGAATCGATGCGTTCGTGGTGTACTTGCCCGATCGGGATCTGGACTTGGGGGCACGCAAGATCAAGTCATCTCGCAAGATCGTGGCAACAACCACTCCATCAGGAGTAAACAGGTATCCACCACCTCGAAGAAACTCAAGTGCCTTACTGGCGCGATCAAACGAAACTGGCCGTGCATCACTCCAGCGACCCAGATTGAACGACCGAGGCATTAGGACACCACGGCGACGAGTACCTTCGCTATCCGTAAAGAAAGCAACTTGACCACCAAGCGTTGCGTACCCAGCAAGGAGATTTCCAGTACCGATGTACCGAATCTCTTCGGAAGACTGATCCTTTTCGAACTCAGAAAAGTCCTTCATTACTTCGTTGTTTGAATGCACGTAGCTTTTGTCAGTTCCAAGCTGTGAGAACGGAACACGCACTAGTCTGTCGGGACTCGCGACGGCCACTTCTACCAACCACTTGGATCCAGCTAACTTACTGCCCTTGCCGCGAAATGCAGTCTTTACAACGACACCTGGAGTGATTCCGATCAACTCCCCAGCTTCGTCCCTCTCCCAAACCGATACACTCGTGCCGGGAGCGAATGACCTCAACTTCAATCGCACATCAACATACCTAGCGTTCATCTCCTCCTTGATCGCAGAGACGACCTCAGGCTTCTTTCCAGCGATCCTGCGATCAACTTCTCCAAGTGCCTGCTCACGCAATGCTTCCGCCTCTGCATTTGCCCACTCAGATCCTGAACGAACATCGAAGTCCTTGCCATAAAACTCCTTGAGAGATTCGCCAATCTCAACAGTCGACAAAGGCTTTCCCGACTTCTTCGCCACGACCTTTTCAATGTACGCTGGTTGCGCAAAAACGTTTGCTGATCCTTCGTCGCCTGCAAATACCTCGATCTTTTCCAGTGTCTTGGCACGAAGATCGACAACTCCAGCATGGAGCGGATTTTGACCCAGTCGATTTAGTTCTTCGATCCGATTGTCGAAGTCAGCGACGATGTCGTCCCAGAACTCCTGCTGGACCTTGACTGGCATCAACGACAGTCGTCCGGTCACATACTTGGCAAACTCTTCTGGAATTCGATCGGGGTCAACTTTAACTCCTTTTCGCTCCAGCGATGCTGCCAGTTCAGGATGATCGACAATGTACTCCGCAACAACTTGATCGCCGACTTTGTTAATCACATCAGGGACATCGAAACCGACGGCCCCCTTGCTGGATGCAGTTACGTTGGCGTTGAGGCTAGCTAGCTTCCTAACGAGCACACTGGCCGGACGATTCTCCGCAGGAGCATTGGTCATCAACAGGGCGAATCGAGGAAGGTTGTTTTGACCATTACGAACCGCAACTTGACCCGTTCGATGGATACGACCCAGTGACTGCATGAATGTGTCGATATTCAACGAAGGCTGCGCGATAATCATCGATCGTCGCTTCTGATTCGTGAACTTACTCGATGCGTGCAAGGAGATTCCTGTAGCACCAGACGAGTTGATGATTAACGCATCGATTTCACCCGAGTTGAATCCATTGACCGACTTGGACTTGCCTAGCGATCCCTGCTCCTCGACATCACGCCTATCAAGGTACGCAGAGTCGCCTTGGTACTTGATCGCATTTTTTCTTCCAGTGATCTCGGCAACTCGATACCCTGCGTCCGTCAATCGTTTCCGAATCCAGTCGATAGGAGACGCTGGCATCTCGGCATCGAATCCATCAATCAGTCTCTGTGCTGAATTGAACAGCTCCAAGCTTTCGTCACCAAGGTCTTCGTCGGTCATCCGTTGCTGCACGTACGACTTTGGATCTGCTGCATCCATCTGGATCAACACTTCACGCGATCGATCAAGATATCGCTGGAATAGATCCCGGAACGAAAAGTCGATCCGGTCGCCCTGCTGAGTCCCAAGGCTCTCCACTTGCCTTTTAAGAGCCTCCTCCATGGTGCTGTCTACATACAGAACTGGCGACTCGCCGGCCTCTAGAGACGCAATGGCTTCGTCTGCCGCTGCATCTGCCTTCAGTGCCAGTAGCATCTGATTGTTCAGGTTCCACACAATCGACGAAAAGTCCGTCGACTTGATGCCTCTGCGACCAGTTGCCGAATCCTTGGCGCGACGGCCACCGGACGAGTTAATGCGATCAAGCATCCTCTTGACCGCCTCCTCCTTGCTGTCGTCGAAGATGTCGATTGCCTTAAACACTGCCGAAGCTGCATCAGCCTTGGTTAGGTCTACGTCAACGACTTTGGGTGCAAACTCAATGCCGTCGAACGACCGTTCTCGACGAAGATACGCACCCGACTCAACAAGCATTTCAGAGACAACTTGCTGCAATGGGACTCCACCACTGGAGATCGCGTCAGCTAACCTATCAGGGTCTCCACCTACCGCAGAAAGCATTCCAGTCTTCGCATACAGGTCCATCACCTGCGGTCGCTTAGCGTAAGTTGCCGACGAGAAGTAGACGCCCGAAGACTCGTTGATGATGTCGCGAATGATTTCCGAAGTCTTGAGGATCGAATCATCCTTCTCCACTGATCCACCACCGGCATTGTGGCTTTCGTCGAGCACAAAGAAGGCATTCGGTGCAATTGCCGTCATCGCAGCGTGACGAGCAGTCAACTGTTGCTTGACGGGACTAAGTTGACTGTAGGTCGTAAAGACTGCATCGAATCGCTGGCCACCAATCTCCAGAGACTTCGTGTTCGCCAACTCCTCCATCAACTTCTTAGCCTTGGCGGAGGATTGCTTCAGAACACGACCATCAGGAAGTGGAATGATTCCATCGCCACTAAGATCGTTCGTCGCCAACGGATTAAATGGCTGACCGGCAGTATTCAGCCCAATGTCCGTTAGATCGCGAATCATGTCCGCGTAGAGTGTCGGCTTCTCCGTGAGGAACACAGGGATCAATCCTTGGTTCCTGGCATAGTGCAGCATCGCAGCCGCCGCACGGCCCTTACCGACGCCCGTTTGGTCGCCGATGATAAAGGCAGCGCCTTCCTTGTGTCGTGCAATCGCCAGCGCAATTGCATCTACCTGCTCGGCAGAGAATGCACTAGCCATCTGCTCAGGAGAAAACTGCAACTCATTCGCCACGAACTCATCAATGTCACCGTAATCCTCACGAACCTTATCCATGGCTCGCTCAACGGCACTGACGTGATTCGCAGGAAGAAGAGTATCGACAGAAGCCTGCTTCGATCCAGGAGTGTACTTCGTCTGGAATTCGTTTTCGCCTAATCCCTGCTTCTCGCCAATATCGACGTTAACCACATCTCCGGTTCCGGGTAGAACTCCTCCATTAGGTCGTCCAGTAACTGCGGCTCCACCGGCATCGGATCGTTCTTCAGTGCCTCGTCGAGTATCGCCTGAAACTGATTGGTCTCGACGAGTTGTCCCCAGTCCCTTGCGCGACCCTGCTGGCCTGGACCCAGTCGGTCGTTCCATTCCCGCCACAGACGGCTCTCCGGCGGGTGCATTTTCTGCATTACCCGTAGTCGATCCGCCAGCCTCTTCTCGAACTCCACCCGAGACATCGATGTTTCCGTCGGCAGCACCTCCACTAACAGTTCGCTCGTCGGTCCCCAAGCGTGCTTTGGATAGCTTTGCATTCTTCAACTCCTCCCAGGATCGAAAGACTTCCGGCAGTCCACCTGCAAGGAAGTTGTACGGTTTGACTCGTGCGCTCTTTCCTTGACCATCAACGATAATCACGTCGATCGGAAACGCAGCGCCCTGACGATCGTACAAGTCACCATGGACAGTGAAGTGGTCAACCACATTGTAGCGGTCGTAGAGAGCATCGTAGAACGCTTTTTGCTTGCGATACGCTGGACCCCGTTGCTGATCCGGTTTCGGTTCACGCTTGTCGAAACCCTTTGAACCAATGATGATCGCAGCTTTTCCATCAGGAGTCATCTGTGCAAGCGTGTTCAGGGTGATTGCGTGATCGACTTGGTCAGTCTTGATTCCACCTGCGTCAAACTTTTTGAACACTCCCTGGCGATCGGTCTCCACTTTTCCAAACGGAGGATTGATAACCAACCTTGGCACCGGCGAGTGAAGCTTCAATTCAACTGCATCACGATTGATTGCCTGAACACCCTGGTGCTTCAGTGAATTGTATCGATCGATATTCAGCTCATTGCCAAGTGGCTTGTCGGTTCCAATCAACAGCATTCCATTGCCGGCCGACGAATCGTAAACAACTTGATCTCGATCAACCTGGGCAAGTTCACTCGCAAGGTACGCAAGCGGTGCAGGAGTGCTGTACGCTTGATCCTTCATCTGCGTGCTTGTCTTGACCGCCAATCTTGGTTGACGCTCGTACAGGTCAACCAACTGATCGTAGATCGCTAACCGATCATCACCATCACGGATAATCTTCTTGGCAGCGCGAACAGTTCCGATCTCGACCGCTTCGTCGACTTCCTTGGCGGCTTTGCGACCCGGCTCGATTGTCCCCTTCACCAGATCGCCAGCCTCCTTGCGAGCCTGGATGATCGAATCATACTTCGCCCCTTCGATCAATCGCTGCCCAAAGTATTCTCCAAGCTTATTGCGATCAGGACTCTCGGCAGTTCCATAGTCAACATCAGCAGCAAGCACGTCAGCGACCTTCCCGCTCGGCCCAAGCCGGTCGTCGCGTTTCCTTGCCACATTCCATCCGGCCTCCAAGTACGGGGCCAGCCTGTCCATCAGCTCAGGAACGTCCCTGGACACGTTCTGAACGAACTCTGCGAACGAGTAGACCTCCAACTCCACTTCGGCCAGCACTAAGTCCACGGCAAGCTTGACTAGGTTTGCGTCCACGCCCACGTTCAACGTCGGTGACTTAACCGCATCCACCAGCTTCTTCAACGCTTCGTCGCGCTTACGCTTGGCCTCTGCACGCTTGTCCGTTACCGTCTTCGTCGTCGGTGGCGCCTCTACATTCTTCTGCTGCTCGTCACGGAACTTTATGTCAACGTTGACCCCCATTAACACGCCATTGCGTTTTCCGTCATCCGAAAGCACTAGCATCGGAACGTCGTTGTTCATTGTCACGAGCATGACGGATTCAGGATATCGCGATCGAAGTGTGTTGACGTACTTGGCGTTAAACGCATATACATTGGCAGTCCCCTCCGCCTCAATCGCAAAGTACGCAGGCGTTCCGTGCAGCTTGCTCGCTGGACGAAATCCAACGACCTTTGCCAGCGACGATCCCTTGCCTGCCCTAAGAGACTTCTCCAGTATATCCTTGCCTAGAACGGCTCCGGTTTCTTCTGGCTTTGCGTCATCAATGACCTTCCTGTCCGCTTTCGTCAATCGGAACATTACCCTTCCGTCCGTGGCGTACCCAGTCTCCTTCGCTGTCTTCAAGAATGCACGAGATGTGCCCTTGGATTCTTTCTCCAGGTACTTCGCCAAGTTTGCGGGCTGGATTCCAGTCGGCTTGCCCCAAGCAGGAACTTCACGAGTAAACAACTTCTCTTCGTTGGCCTGTTGTGCTTCAGGCAGCATGTCACGGAGAACCTTGCGGGCTGCTTCCATCTCAGGATCAGATTCAAGGATCGGGAGCAGTTTACGAAGCTGCTCCATGATCCAGTCCCAAGTCGTACGATCGCTATCCTTCAACGATCGACGAAACTCAGGATTCTCCATGAACTCCTGGATCAACCTTGCAACGCCCTCTCGATACAACTGGTCGGGATCACTGCGCAGCGACTTACCGTACTTCGGAAACTCTTTCTCAACGGAATTGAGATACTTGCCTGCCGATTCTGCAACACGATCGTCCGAGAACACCCCGCGTAACTTGTCGATCCCAGTAGCATGCGCAAGCTCGTGACCAACGTACCCCCAGAGTACATTCTTCGTCGGCGCCTTGGTGTTGATTACCGCCACGCCTGGCCGCCCTACGCCGCCCACTGGTACATCTGTCTCCATCCAGTGAAGTTTGACACCCAGTTCTTCGGCAAATCGCGTAGCGGCTTTCTGGGCCGAACCACGAGGGTTCACAATCTTTGCCGACTTGCCTTGGCTTCGATAATACTCGGCCACTTGTTCCGCTTGCGTCCGTGGATCTGCGTTCAGGTCCACCCCAGGAACCGACTTTAACTTCTTCTTTCCAAGACCCTTTTTCTTTGCCGGCGGCGATGGCGGTTCATCCTTCTTCGATGCCTCGCGACTATCGAACTCCTTTTCGATCGCTGCCTCAATATCTTCAGCCGTCGGTGCTCGCTCGGCTTCGGTCGCCGGAGGTTCAGTCACAGCGTCCACGGCAGGCTTAATGGGCTTCAGGATCTCCTTCGGCACCGGGGATTGCTCGCCGAACAAGTACGCCTCAAACGAATCACGATCGGCTGGAGACATGTTCTTCCGACTCGTGCCCATAAACATCCGCAACGCATTCCGATCCAGTCGAGCTCCTGCCTCATCAATAGCGTTCGTACGCAACCAGTCGTCTACTAATTGCGTAGAATTGCGGTCCTTCATCTTCGTCCCAAAAGTCAACTTCGGGAACGGACTTGTCTGGCGACCGGATGTCGTCTTCAGCACTTGCCCAGGATCGTAGACCGCATTTGGATCGACGTACTTCTCGGAGTACATCCCACGGACCTCTCCAGGCTCCACAGGTCTCCCTGCGGGCTTCGGGGTCTTGGGCTTGGGCATTGCCTCAGCAACAGCCTCCTCCAACGTCTTGCCGGCCTTTTCCAGGTACTTGGCGTAGTGCTCGTCGCCGAACCCCACGCGAATCCACGACGCAATGCTTTCGGGAGTCTTTGCGTCAGCAGGTCGACGAGAAACCGCATCGCCGATAAACGCCTTGCCCTTTTCGACGGTGAAGTCGTTCGGCTTCGATCGACGCTTCTCGACGATCGACGGTGGTTCTGGAGTTGACTCTGTAGCCGCTTCGGGGCCACTAGGGGAGGACACATTTACCCCCGGTGTCTCGATCTGTCCTTCCACGGCTACAGAGTCAGGGGCGCCAACGTCGCTGACAACAGCAGGTGCTGCCGACAGCGGTGATTCATTGATCGACGTGATTGCCGATCCTGGGTGGTTTCCTTTGTACCAATCGTTGGAATTACCGTCCCACAACTCCAGTGGAGATAGACCAACGGAAGGTGATGATAGAAACGGGAACTTCGCATCGACACCGCGCGCTCCAGTCGATGGGTTAACGCTCGTCAGCAACACTTCTCCGTCTTGAATAATCACACGCTTGCCATCATTGCTAAGCGTATTCCACATCCCGACTTCACGAGCATTGTTTTCATCGATGTACAGTGTCAACTCAGACGTAGGCTTCGTTCCAACGTCATTGGGATCGTGAAGTGCGTGCGGTGATTTCGTGCGTGTCGTTCGACCTGCCTCGTCCACTGCATAGGTCGATCCCTGCGCAGTGGTGAATCCAGAAGGCATAGCAACTGACCCGTCACCCGTCGGCGCCGAGTCAGTTGCAGCCTCTGTTGACACTGGCGGTGGTAGAGGCGGAGGAGCTACTTGCCCTTCCGTCCCCCCTTGCATCCGCCCTTCTTCTTGTCGTACTGCATCTGGGATCACCTCCTCTCCTGAATCTTGGGCAACATTGGATTCTTCCCCATCTGCTGCGGGTGGTGGTGGAGTAGAAACGTCGTCGGTCGCTGGAGGTGGCACATATTCGTTTGTGTCTTCACCATCCTTTTTGTCCTTTTGATTCGCTGCGCGATCGATGGCACGAACACCTGCGCCGGCACCCTCCAGAAGTCCCATCGTCATCATGGTGGCGGTAACAGTATCCAGCACCGTCGTGCCGACCTCTGCCGGCGTAATCTCAGTTTTTGAATCGAGGAACGCACGGTCGGCGAGTAAGTGACTAAGCTCTGTCGCAACCTCTTCACGAAGCTCGTGACCAGAATTACGGGCAAACTCCTTGAGACCACTCTTGATGCCTTGACGAGTAAGTTCCTTAGCAGTTCCGGCAGCTATTGGCCGAAGCATATTCTCCGCACCACCCATGCCGGCCATCTGGAAAGCAGCCGCAATGCCACCCTCAATTCCGCCCTTGACGGCAACGTACCCTGCTAGTTTTTTTCCGGTCAAGCCTTCGTCGCGACCAGTTGTAATCGCCGAGTTGGCTTCTGAAGCCATCGCCATGCCAATCGCACCGGCGGGATTTCCTCCCGTACCCAGCAACCCCACTAACATTGGAGGAACTGAAGCAGATACACCTCGCACACCGCGCTGGAGAAAGTCAGGAATCTGATCTTGCTGCGATACTTGATCGGCAGCACTACCAAGCGTATCTGCCTCTCGATTCAATTGATCCGCGTCGCCAATCCCAGTAGCACGGGACGCAAGCGAAGTTAACCCAAGACCAGCTTGGGACAGACCCGCCTCGAGGTTCGGCAACCAGCTTCGCCCTAGAACCTTCCGCTGCGCTGCTGGACTAGGCGACATAAAATTGCCATCGGCACCGTACTCCGCTTCGCCGGGCAGCGGTAGCAGCATCTCCGACGGGTACGAGTGATGCTGACCACCGATTGGCGGACCAGCAGTAGGCGGTGCCTGCATTTCCTTGGGCATCGCACCTGGGTTCAGCTCGAAGAACTGGCCCATCGCCTGCTGGATCGACTCCTGCGGCATGTCGTCAGGGAAGTCGAGCGCAGTCCCGCCAGGGAGCATGAATCGCTGTACCATCGTCGTAGAGTCCTATCGAGCTTGGACCCAACCGCGTTGTGGGTCGAACTTCCAGATTGTTTTCACTTCGTCGTCTGCGGCCGGCATCGGCATCGACTCGCCCACTCCATCGCCCAGGCCAAGTTTCGATGGATCAAGCAGGTGCTCAGGGCGTAGCGACGGCCTGGAATCCTTCTTGGGCTTCAGCCCTTCCACCAAGCCCCGGTACTCTTCGTCCAACGATTTCCAGACCTCCGCAGGCTCCACCGGCTCAGGCGTGTTATGCGTGATGCTCACTTTTCCGTCAGCATCCTTGCTAACCACTACCGCTGCTGCCTTGTGCTCTTGAATCAACTCAGCACGCTTTTTCGCATACGCCCTCTGCGCTTCTGCAAAGTTCGACTGGTAATACTCCTGGGCGCTCAGGGGCTCGCCTGTCGTCGCGTTGAACAGCTTGGCGGCTGATTTGTCATCCACCTTCGTCTCCTTTGGCAGAGGCACAGACTGTATCCGTGGAGTACCATCTTTATCAAAGGTCATCCACGCGCCGCCGCCAAGTTCCTTGGACCTCGCTTGCTGTAGATCGTCGGGGGTCGGCGGTGGCGCCACCATCTGCTCGATGCCCGACTTGTTGACCTGATCCATCCACTGACCCAGGTACTCCGCGTACTGCTTCGGAAACACCTTCGCCCTAGTCGCCTGAATCGATCGCAGCTTGCTCACCAGGGAGTTCGCCACGTTCTTGCCTTCCGGCGTCAGCGACATCTTGCCGAATCCGGCCCGCAGGTCGTTGCTCTGCTTCTCCAGCGACTCGACCGTGTTCTGCGTCCACAGAGCATCCTGTCGCGCCGCAGGGTCATTCTGACGAGTCTGATCGGTGTACGCCTGGGCTCGCAGTTCGTCGAGCTGGAGACGACGGTCTTGCAGCCCTGCTTCCTGCTGCATCGCTTGACGACGAAGCATGTCGTTCTGCATCTGCCGCTGGTTGTCGACGGCCCGATCCTGCATTGCCATCGCCATCTGCTGCTCGCGCAACCGTCGATTCTGCTCGGCCTCCTGGGCCTGCATGGCGAGTTGCTGCTGTCGCTGCTGAAATTGACCAAGGCCCGCTGTGTAGGCGGCATCGGCAATTACACCCGCAGGGGGCTGGTATTGGACGGTGATCGGCATGGCTCTACCTTACGGGATAAACGACGCCGTGTCACGAAAGGGAGCACTGCGACGCTGCTGCATGGGTTGTTGATAAGTGCGAACTCCCATCCCCCTCGACGCAGGTGGATAGCCGATTCGCATGGACTCCGCAGGACGATAGGCCAACGGCCGAATGCCCTGGCGAATCCCCCGTCCAAGCAACGAGTTGAAATTCTGCTGACCGGGAATCATCGCCGCCAGCGACATGTCGTACGATCCGGGCTCGAACAGTTGAATGTTCGGGTATCCGCTCGACCGCGTCGCGCTGAGTAACGAGTGGTAGCCTAGCAATGGGTCGTTGCTGAACATCGATTAGTTCCCGTACTGAGCAAGCCAAGCACTTGCGGGATTCCACGTAGCACCACCAGGATACCCGTATCCAGTACGATAAGGACCGTTCTTCAGTCCACCGTACCCTCCAACTGGAAACATCCCCTTTCCGCCTTCACTCGTTGATTGATTCATTGCAGGATAAGCGTATCCATTCGCATATGGCCCTGATGTGAACTGCTGGTAGTTCGTCGCCGCCGGCGGTGGAGTCACGTAGTTCTGCGAGAAATTCGCGTAGGGGCCATTGTAGCTATTCACCTGGGGAATAGGCTGAGCCGGCTGCTGCATCTGCTTCGCCGCGGCCCGCATCCGCCGGATCTCCTGGGCTCGCTGATTCGCACGGATCGGTCGATAGGGCATTTTCCCCATGCCGTTACCGCCGCCAAGATGCCAAGCCATCTGCTGAGCAATCGCCTGCTGGTACGCTTGCGGAGGGATTCCGATCGGCGCCCCCAGCGTGCGTGCTCCCGTTCCGTATCCCGACTGGCCAAGCTGTTGGGACAACTGGAGCATCTGGTTGTAATCCGGGGCTTGGTCCGTGCGACGCTCCATCACGCCCATCTTGCCCTGGCTGATCGAGGTATCGTAGTTCGCCCGCTGCTGGGCAAGCTGACTCTCCAGACGTGCCTGGGAAGCCATCTTCTCACGGGTGACGCCCATCTGCATCGTCGCCGGGATCGTCGAGTTGGCGAACCCCCGGTTCACCAGCCGTTGGTAGGTATCGGACCCCATGTTCCGATACTCTCGATCGATATCCTTGCTTTCCTGCGTGCCGACATTCTTCATGTCGCCCATCACGCGCGAACGAAGATCATCGTACCCGCCCAGGATCTGCTGGTATCGAGCCTCGTTGGCCGCGTTGGCCGCGTCCATCGCGCGTTGGTACTGGTCGGCCAGCGTGCCGCCACCCATTCCTCCACCGCTCAATACCTGCACGCCACCCTGCAAAGGGCGAGGATACTTCCGCAAGACGCTTTTCGAGATAGCTCGCATTCTTCGGCCCCTTCAGCAATCGATAAATCTGCCGATCCCAGTTGTTCAGCCAGTTCTGTCGCCGTGCGCACGCCGCACACTTCTCGAACCAACGCAGCAGCCACGCCACGCGGTCACCGAATCCCGGCTTCGCGCACTGCACGAACAGCTTTGTCTCATTGGACACCAAACCCGTAATCTGTCCACAGCGAATGCACCGGCAGATTCGCGTCTTCGGGGACTGGTACGCCACCTCTAAATCGCAACGCATCTCCACCCCCTCGTAAACTTCCGGTGATTGCAACTTATCTTCGATCACCTCGAACCGTGCCAAGTCCGCAATGTAATCGTCGATCGACACCCGCACCTCGGACCCGTTTCGACGCAAACTGTACTTCTGGCCGGATTGCCCAATTAGCCACGAATAGTCGTCAGTGTGGTTACGGACACGGACTAGCACGCCCTCCGGCGGACGACGCTTCTTGGGGGCAGGCTTATCAATCGGCACGGCGCGACTTGCTGGAGGACATGCTGGACAACCCATCGCTACGCCCCCTTGCACGCATTCGTTCCGGACCAGTCAAAGATGATCGTGGCTTCGTCGGACCCTGCCGTATCGCCGCAGATCGGCAGCAACCCGTAGCGCTGAGCAATCGTGTCCTTACACGCACCGATGACGTGGTAAGCAATGACATTAATCGCCGTCAGTACGCCACCGCCCGATTCATTCGGCATGTCCACGTCGCAAATGTAGGTACGACCCGTATTCAAATCGATCTTACCGGACTCGATGTACTCGCAGCAATCCGAAGGTGCCGTGTGCGCAATGTTGTCGGCGCCGAAGATTCGGTCGGCAGAAGGCACGGACAGTCCCGCCAGCGAATCCGTGTGCCTCGCCAACGAATTCTCCGGGTAGAGGTGGTAGATCTTTCCACCGAACAGGTTCCCATTCGAGCACCGAACGAACATTCCGTACTTGAATGTCCGCGAACAGAACAACTGACACTCATCGCCGTCAACGATCGACACTTCCGCAATCGATCCACCCGTGACCGTATAGGCCCCTGTGTACGCGACGAACGCACCGGAAGCCATTTGCACATAAACAGCGCCCGCTGTGCAAAAGTCCTCGACGGTCGCGTAGCTCGTCGCATTGCAACCGATTGTAATGTAAACCTCTAGGTGCATTTCGCCATTGAAGGAGAAAGGAGTCACCGGCATCATCACCGCCACAATCGGATAGAAGCCCGTGTAGGTCCACTCTCCCCACCAGCCCTGGAATCCGTCTTCTTCAATCGGATCTTGCGTCACCGCGGTCAGGGTGAGTGTGACCGCAGACTGACAATCGAACGGCTGAATCGTCGCCTGCATGTGCGTCCCTGGACAGTGACACGGATCGCAGTTACCGCAGTCGATCAAGTACACGTCGCGCGTGTCGCCAAGGCAATCGAAGTTCTGTTTCACTCGCTTGCCAAAGTCGCACCAACTGGCACCATTCGGCCACGGATCTCCTGCCTGCGTGTTCACGCAGTACATCCACACCGGGACAATGCAGAAGTCCGGCAAACAGAATCCTGGGGTCTCAGGATCAATGCGGTAGATCTGCCCCGAATACAAGCAGCACGAGTTCGCCAGCGTATCTCCGTCGCCGCAGAACTCCAGAAACTCCATGTCGCCGCCCACGCAATCGCAAACGACCGGCAGGATCAAAATGTACTTCTGCTCCTGCTCGTCCCACACTGCCAAGTACCGAGAGCCCGACAATGCACCGTCCGCATACCCTTCGCGATCGTAGACCGTCACGGGGCTCCCTGGATCATGGATATCAGGGTAGGCGCCCCAATAGTTCTCGACAGTCGCCGTCGCCGAACCGCTAGAGACAGTCGACGTTAACTCACCATCGATGTAGCGAGCCTTGCCTTCCAATTCGAAGATCGCAATTGCATCGTCGGCAATCTCCGGTGCATGGCGACCGCAACCACGGTAGGTTGTCACGAAGTTCTGTGCGTACCGGCGATCAGGCGTCACGTCGTACGCCGTCATCGTTCGGCCTGTGTACGCCAGCGTGTAAAGATTCAGCTCCTTGACTTCGATCGATGCCGCGCCCAAGTTCGTCGTCCCCGAGATCTCAAAGAAGATCACTTCGGGATTGTTGTGATTCAAGAAGACGTATATCTGATCCTGCTCGTCCCAGACTGCGATGAACCGCTCGCCACCTTTGGCGTTTGGCAATAGGTTGTCCCGGTCGAAGACATCAAAACTCGTCCCCGGATCGTGGATGTTCGGAAACGCTCCCCAATAGTGATCGACGTTGACTTGCGCATGCTTGTAGTCCTCGACTCCAGCGTCCTGAAGATTCTCAGCCAGCGTACCGTCAATGAACCTCGCTTTGCCTTCCAGTTCGATCACGACCACTGCGTTCGGTGCAATGTCCTCCGACAACCGTCCGCAGCCGTAGTATCCATCGACGTAGTTCTGCGCAAACCGCTTGTCGGGTGTGTAGTCGTAGATCGTGAAGTCTCGACCATCCAGCAGGAAGCTAGGCGTCGTCAACTCCTTCGCCGTCGTCGTCTGCGTGCCGAGGCTCGTTGCCGTGACCTTGAAGAACACCAACGTGCCATCTCCAACCACCGTTGAGTTGTTGATGTTCGTGATGTAGTTGATGATCTGCTCGAACCCATCACGGATCGCTGCCGTGTTGCGTCGCTCTACCGATCGATTGCAAGGGTCCAGCGTGATTCGTCGCCACGCATCTAGCCTCGATGTGTCCTGGGCCATCTACGCACGCCTCCGTCCTGCCGTACGCACCTTCGCCGATATCCGTTCCAGAAACCAACGCACCTTGCCCGAGTTCTTGATCCGCAGGAACGCCGACACGCCACGCACTCGCGGGTGCGAAGTGTAGTTGAGTCCTTGCTTACCCCAAGTCCCCGTCGCCTGAACCACAGACGCCTCGTAAGCTTCCTGGGCACTCTGCCCGGCACGCAGCTCCCAAGCTACCTCACCGGAATGCACGCCCAGCACGCCCTGGATCTCCGTCAGCAGTCCCTCGACTTGATTCTCAGGGTCCAGGTGAATCGGGCCGATGTCGCAATAGGACGCGATCTCCTGGTCACCGTCGTCCACCGTAAACTGCCGATCGAAGTACCGAATGTATCCATCGCGACCACCAACCAGAACGATCGGGCAATCATCCCAGGCAATCCGCTCGTGCGTTGCAAACGGTTCGTAGTCCGTGTCGATCGAGAATCTCCAAAAGCTCTTGCTCTCCCAATCAAACCACCAGTGCGTTGTGCCCGATCCATCGCGCTTCGTCGTGAAGATGTGGATTCCTCGACACACCATGTCGTACTCCAAGTGGATCGACTCCCGAGCGCCGTTAAGGCACAGCAGTTCGTCGGGGAGCCGCTCGCGCGACAAGCTCGTCGGCATCCCTGCACAGCCCGCCGGCATCACGTAGAGCCCGTCCGGGGACAAGAACACCACCATGTCGTTCGGAGTTCGGCACCATGCGTTGGCCGACACGATGCCTATCTTTCTCGATAACTGATCGATGGTTCCGCCGTAGCCTGGATCTCCACGCAGAATCCACAACGACGTGTAGCAACCGAACACAAGGCACTCATCGCTGTGCGGGATCAAGGCAGTGATCGGATCGGCAAGTTGGCCGGCCACAGAGTTCTGCGCCGCCACTGCTGCCGCCGAGTCTTCCTGCGAGTAGTCCCAGTCCAACGGATCACCCTGGCGAGACATGTACCAGATGTGCGGAAACAGATCGCCACCCGCATAGACAATGCGATCACGATAGACCGTCACGAGTCGACAACCGCCGGGCACCGTCCCAGCCACCGCAACGTGCGAGTACATCGTCTCTTCACGCGGATCGAAGATCTTCGCCGATCGAACGATCCGGTAAAGCACGGCACCAATGTCCGCCGTGAATCCTTCCGCAACGGGCAGGGCAGGGGAGAACGTCAGCGACGTGGCTGAGACACCAGTGACTTGATAGTGCCCCTGGAAAAGGTCTCCGCCAGCTCCCTGCTGCGTTACGCTCACATTGACGATCGGATCTCCGGTCCCTGTAAACGTCAGTCCTGAAGCATCGTAGGTGAGCGATTCAACGTTGCGTCCAACATTCTCACCAGTGAATTCAATCACCCACGGATCGTCGTCCGCACCCGTGCCCGTAACCGTTACGGTATCCATCGTCGTCAGTGCTTCCAGAGCAGCCTTAACGGACGCTGCCGAAGCATTGTAAGCCAAGGCCGTCGTCTGTTGGCCGCGGAACACCAACCGGAACGTACCGCCATCCGCTTGATCGACGAACACTGCCTGCTTCTCGTTCTGCGAATAGTCGCTGTTGAGAAACTCCATGACGTAGTTGGCGTCGATCCCCAGGGACGTAAAGTTCCGCGATGAGTCAGTCAGTTCGTTGTACGAGTCTCCAGCGATCGAAGCACCGGACCCATTGATCGCCACACCGTAGTCAGCGATGTACAGCAGTTGCTCGCGATCGGCCGCAACTAGATCGACTCCAGCACTCACGTCAACGTCCGTATCGATCAACTTCAACGAGTCCGCAGTGTCCTCCATGTAGATCAAGCCGTTACTGACCGCCACCAGCACGTCGCGCCGCAGATCGTCAAACACAGTCGGCAGTGAAGTATCGCGACCGAACTCCGTCGAAATCTGCGTCATGAAGATCGATTCATCAGCGCTGATCGTGCGCGTCGACACATAGTGATTGCTGAGCGTCGAGGCCGAAACGATCGCCATGCCACGGAATCGCCAGAACGGTTGAATCGAGTTCGTGCCGGGAATCACTCGCACCGAAAACCGGCCAGGAGCGTTGGGGTTGTCCGA